CCATCGTGCTACCAGAACCAATAAGAACAGCAACTTGAAGAAGAACTGCTTCCTTTTCACTTTCAGTAAATGCGTAGTCTATAACAGATTTGAGATAGTCAGTCATTTCAGTTCCTCTTCAACTTTTTCAATCTCAAAGATTTCATTTAGAAACTCCAATCCATACTTGGCAACAACCCAAGCATCTTTATCTTCAAAGAACCTATTACCTATGGTTCTCATTGAATAACATTCTTTTTCTTTATCAAAGAAAGCAATCACATAACAGTTTTTACCATTTGGGTTTTGATACCACTTGACGAGTTCATACTTCTTGTTGCAGTTGCTCCAACGGAACTCAATATCACGAAATCTCATTTGCCCTCCAATTCATCAAGTTTTTCATTCACAAAACCAGTCATATCAAGTGTGCGAGGATCTACACCTTCATCAGCACAATCAAGTAGAAACTCCATAAATGCTCCGAGAATCAGACAAGCACGTTTCTTATCGTGTTCAAGAGGTTTTCCTGTCCAATTGGTAATATCACCAGTTATAACAGGATAAGGCAAAGAAATGTAAGAAACAATGTGATCGTAAAGTTCGTCGTAAGTCATGATAATTCCTCAATAATTTCCCAGTGTGCGTCGGACTTGTCACCGAAACGATTTACACCTTCACGAGTGCTGACCCAGAAGAAGTATTTACGATTTTCGGAAGCAAGAAAGACTTCACCACCAGTATCCTGCTCTACAATACAAACAGGATTGTTTCCCATCGTATTAGCAAGACGGTTTTTTGCCTTGCTGCTTTTGGGTCGGACTGTGACTTTTCTCATAAGAAATACTTACTGGTGGTTGAATGTCGTTGAGTTCATCATACAGCATCTTTGCAAACCCGTAGTGAGGTCTTATGCCAGTTTCAATACTGGTCGATGTGGCAACAGTCCACATAATGTCCAGTTCTTTCTTATCAGGTAGTGGTTTCATCATCTTCCAATACAGTGCCCATAGGACCTTTCTTCAGACGTGCCCATTCTTCATCACGGATTTTCCATTCCTCAAACTTCTTATCAAGGTCTTCATCCATTGTCAACTCATACTCTTTACACACTTTGCGTTGGTCTTCCTCACGCACATAGTCATTGAAGACAAGAGACATAGCACCACTGCGGATACTTTGAGGGCACATACCAACACAGAGCAGAAACTTCTCAAACAGTTTGAAATACTGCTTAGCATTCAAATCAGCAGCAGGAGCAGTAATCAAATAATGCTCCTCAGGAATAAAATCTTCATCAGTCCAAGAAGACGACCCATAGGTTGGTGTGAAAGTGGCATCAAACTTGAATTGAACTTTAGCTTCGTAAGTCATTGGTTTGTTTCGTATAGGACTATTATAGGGTATTAGGACTCGTCTGCGTCGTCCAGTGTGCCAGTTTCATAATCGTCACCCACAAGGTCTTTCATTCTATCAAAGAAATCTTCATCAAGTGGATATACTTTTTCTTTACCAGTCTCAATGTCATCTACCATTTGCATCAGGTATTCAAGAAACTCTTTCGGATAAACATCATCTTCATTCAGTGATGCCCAGAACCATTCGATACATTCTGTTTCAGGATCGTCTTCTTTAAGTAGAGCATAACCAGCATAATCTGATGTCATTAGATTTGCCCAGATGCGGAATGTCATTCGCATACTTTGCCATCCAGTCATCCAACAATGTCCAATCCAATAGTCCCACCAATTCATTTTGGTTTTATTTGGATGTGTCCCTTTAACTGGTGTGCTAAACATCTTCTTCCTCAACATCAGGGTCTTCCATATAATCCCAATTCCAAGTCCTTTCAATCACACCAATATCAAATCCAAACTTATATGCCCAGAAGAGAATACTAAGTGTGCTTCCAGTCCCTGATTTGATTTGAAGATAAGGCCAAGAAGGAAAATCATTCCAAGAAACTGATGCCTGAAACAATGCCCATTGTTTTGTATGTAAGACTTGAACATACCAATCGTGTCCAAAATCTTCACGATGTTTAAAAGAAATAAGTTTCATATCAATACGGCAACGACTTCAGACCATTCAACACTTCTTGAAACCTTTCAGCACGACTTTTGTGATGTGCTACATTCTCCTCAAGCACACTCACAATGTCATCCAACACAACATCCAGTGATGCGTCAGTGTCAAAATATTTTTGGATTGCTTCAGAAAGATATCTCTTTCTGCTCCATTCCATACTATAAGGTTTGTAGTCCATGATAATGGGTGTATATGGGTGTATTATAGGGTATTTGTCAAGTCTTGTCAATATCCAGGCACTTCTCAAACTTGTCTCTCAACTCATTTAACTTGACCTGGTGCTGAAACTCCATAATGTGATCTTTTATTTCTTTCTCTTGCTCCGTGAATTCCATACGATATTTGAGTTTAGTATCAACAAGACGCACCATTTCCATATAGAATTCAGTACCTTTGTGTATAAACTCTTCATATGTCATCAGTCACGCTGTCTCCAATCGGTTTCGTCGTCGTCTCTCTTAAACCAATCGTGTAGGTCTTCTGGGGAATCGAATCCACGAATACCAAACCTTTCGTGACCCAGACCACCAAGATCCATTTGATTCATAAAGTCATCTAAACTACCTTCAACCATATCAGGATTCTCTGCCTTTCTTCTTGCCTGACGAAGTATTGTGGCAGCACTTCTGTTTGCTTTGGCAAGTTTTTCACACCAAATCATATCTTCCAGACTGACCTCTTCGTGAAGGGCAATCTTCTCACAGATTGCTTCAAGACGCAGACGGTATTGTGTAGAAAGCATAAGTTTTTCCAGATGTGATTTATTTATTTTTAGATTCTATCTCTTTCTGTATCTCTTCCGCAAGTTTATATGCCCTTCTCCACATAATATACTTCACAATCGGATTCGCAGGATTGTGAAGTATCCACCACTTTGTCTTTTCGTATTGAACTCTTACAATTTGAGTCAGTAAATAAAATCCTCTTGCTACAGACTGGTCTGTGATAATCAAGTAGGCAATACAAAAGAATATGACAAAGTAGATGTATGTGGTATTCATCGTCTGATTGTTTTCAGATATTCTAGCACATTTTCTCTAACTGCCATCAACTCATTGTAACATTTCTGATTATGAGCACACTGTCGCAACTCGTGGTCTGGTTTATGGACGGACTCGATAAACAAGTCAAGACCACGATTCCATTGTTCATTTGTCATCTTTTTTGATTGTCACAGGGCAAAAAGGAATGGTCTTACGCACTTCCTGGATAATTTCCGACTTTTGAATTGGAGTTAGTCCAGTAACCTTTGTAAGACGATGAATGATGCTCAAGGCATCAGCACAAGATATGGTCGTTGTAAGTAATAGAGTAACCATTACCATCTCCCATATTTCGAATATTTATCAGGAGAAACCCTTACTCTTAACCTTCTTTTTATCTTTGACGATTATAACATCTAAAAAATCTGGAATCTGGCAGTTTTGATGCCAATACACCTGTGTGTCCTCCCAATTGTCAAAAAATACCTTTTTGTTATTTTTCAGCACAACTTCATAGTCGTGCCTATCATAAGGGGCTTCAGATGTGACTTTAAATGTCTGTGTCATAGAAATTCTTTAAGAGTTGCGACCGATGCGCCTTTTGCGGACTTTTGAATGTAGGATTTTGCGGACTTATAATTGTTGGCAGTGTGAACTTGTTGACCGTTGTGAAGGATAATAAACTTTTTGCCCCAAGGCACTGCTGCCCACATTCCATCTTTGGTCACATAACCATTCGGGTCTCCTGGTGTTGGATCCAAGAGACCTTCATTTCGAATATTCATCCGAACACAGCAGTCACGCCAACAACTTTTGCACTTGGATTACGTGCCAGAGCAGTGCGCTTGGCATCATCATAGTCTCGTGCCTCAACAATTTCATCAAAAACTTTACCAGCAACATAGAGTTGAACTTTACAGCGCATTGGATTTCTCCTTGTTTGTTTGAGTATTGTAGCAGAAAGATCAGCGTTTGACAACGCTGATGGCGGGTTGCCCCTGATTGAACACGGTGTCCACCACCGCCTGCACCTTCCTAGCGGTACTCACTCCCACTGCAGAGTA